AGTTTGAGCTGGTTTATCAAACGCTTTACCAGTTGCTCCAATAATTTTACTAATTAAACTACCATCTTTTATACTACCTTTAAAATCACCTTCTTGATTTATCAATTGGCTAGCTGCAATTAAAGAATTGTATGCAGCATTTTTATTCATACCTTTAATATCCATGATATCTCTGTATCTTTGTACACGATCTTTTCTAAGTTCTTCTGCAGATTTTTCAGATCCACTTCCACCTTTATTAGACCCGTCAGTAGAAATTATTTTTTTTCTATCATCTCTATTTGTGTCTTGTATATTATTTTTTCCAGTTATATTTGGTGGTGGTTCTCTAAACTGTTCACCTGGTAGCACCATATCTATATAATTTTTAGCTAAATCAGGTGCACCTTTTATACCAGCTTTAGCTAATTTGTATGATCCGTAACCAGCTTGTGGTACAGCAGAAGCTATTCCAAAAGTTGACACAGGATTTGTTCTTGCAAAGGAACCAATTTTAAAACCTAAACCTTCTCCTGTTTTAGCCATNGGTGCACTTAAACTTTTTCTTGGTTTAAAAAAATTCATTACCTTTTGTCCTGTTGTTACTGCTTTAGGGTTTAAATATCTTGAAGCTTTATAACCTCTGTAAGCTGCTGGTAAAACTCTTGCTGCTGCCATTGCTATTGGAGCTAGTAACGGAAGGGCATATTGTTGTCTTCCATCACTGCCTTGTGGTGCAAGTGGACTACCAACAGTATTCATAGCTTGTGGCTCATTCATAGACCCACCATCTTTTTTCGGTTCCCGGATCCCGGACATGACACCCTCTTTGATAGGGCCGCCGTATCTAAACATTGGTCTATTTAAAGTTCTCATAATTAATTACCCGAATATTTTTCCGTACAATCCAGCAAGACCTGTAGCCGTTCCTAATGCTGCTTGAAATGGGTTTGTTGATCCAGGGTCTTGATACTGTTGTCCAGAATATCCACCACCTAAACCAGTTAGTACATTACCGTATTGTGTTAATCTTCCGTAAGGTTCGTAAGCACCTGTTCTCATTCTGTCTTGTTCAGCAGTTAACTGAGCTTGATTTTGACCTTGACGTATTGCACCCATAGAACCTAGTGCAGAAATATCTTGACCCATACCTTGTCTTTGAAAATCTGATAAACCAAACTGTTGATTAATTTGATTTCCATATGCACCCGCTAATCCTTGTTGAGCTGCAGATAAACCTTGTATAGCTTGTCCTCTACCTAGTTGTGCGTTAGCTAAAGACTGTTGAGCTGCACCCATTTGACCTTGTTGATTAAATAAATTTGATTGCATTCCACCTAATCCTTGTTGCATTCCAAATAATGCACCTTGATTAGCAAAGTTTTGTTGTGCTAATTGATTTGCTTGACCAAAACCTTCTTGTAACATCGAACCTTGTAGTGCTGCTCTATCTGCTAATCTGTTTGATTGATATTCTCCAAGTTGAGCACCTTCTCTACCTCCACCAAAATTTCCTGAAGCTACAGCTTGGTCTTTAATTTGTTGTGCTCCTGCTGCACCTTGTTTGTCATACTCTGCTAAAGTTGCATCAATAACTTGTTGTTGATACGGAGACATGAATTGTTGATAAGCATTAGGTCCTGTCATACCTGCTGCACCACCTGCTATGTTTGATGCACCTTGCGCTGCTCCAGCACCAGCAGTTTGAAATTGACCCATACCACCATAAGCAGATCCTGCTTGACCTAACGCACTTCCTGCTTGACCAAGAGCACCATAAACTCCACCTAAAGTTTGACCAGATAATCCCAGTTGCCCGGCACCTGTTCTTTGTGCAGATTGTGCAGCTTGTAAGTATGGTGAATAAGAACCGACACCTTGTTGTGCCATGTTAATAGCTTGTGTTTGTAGAGGGTCTTCACCCGCAACAAATTGTTTTCCCATAAATTTATCAGTATTAATTTTTGCGGAATAAGCGGCTTTTGCCTGATTGGCATAATCTTTTACTGCTGGTTCTAAATAATCTGGTATTGACATTATATTATCCTTGACTGTAACATTTGTTGTTGATCATACATTTCTTGTGCACCTTGTAAACCTTGTGAATCTTCTGATACTTGTCCACCTTGCTCTAAGTTATTCATTAAATTTTCCATAACTTCAGCACCGGTATCTATATCTCCACCTCCTGCATTTCTAACAGCATCTGCAGTAAATACAAATTCATTTTTTGATAGTCTAGCAGGGACATCATCAGCTCTTTCTTTACCACCCATTGCTACAAAACCACCTTCGTTTCTATAATCTTTTTCCATACCACCCATGTCAATCATTTCTGCTGCCTCAGACTCCATGATTCCGCCTTCTTGTGCTCCTACTCTTACCGGTACTCCACCCGATCTATAATCAAATTTGTTATAACCTGCTGGTGTTGTGTATCCTGGAACTGTTGAATCTGGTACAGGTCCACCATCTGCTGCCATCATAACAGGTTGTGGTTGTTCCATACCCGCACCTTCTGGTGCAGTTTGTTGCATTACTGCTTTTACAAATTGTTCAAAAGATAAATCTCCACCTTTGTTTTTGTATTTAACATATTCCATCATTAACATTTGTTCAGCCTGTGCTTGTCCTGCACTGCCACCCATGTTTAAAAAAGCAGGGTTTAATTTTTTATATATATTTGATCTATTAAATTCTTCTTCGTCGTCGTCTTCGTCAACTAACAGACCATCAGCATAACCTGCACGGCCACCATTAGCTGCGTAAAAATTTGACATAACATATTGTTTATCTGGCATAAAATCTAAACCAGCACCTGCATCACCTCGACCGCTGTAATAATTTCTTGCTCTTTGTGTTTGGTATGCTGGGTCCATTTGATCTACTTCTTCTTCTTCGTCATCGCCACCCATAAAAAAAGGAGCTGCGATTGATGCTGCACCTAGTCCACCCATTAACATTCTAGGCATACTAAATTTTGCTCCTGCTTCCCCACCTACTCTAAATAAATCTCCAAGTGTACTAAACTTACCCTGACTTCCAAGGAGTTTTCCAATACCTCCTACATTTCCAAACAAACCTTTTGCTGCTCCACCAAAACTTGCTCTACCTAAAAGACCACCAAATTGTGTTCCCGGTATACCAAAACCAATTGCACCCATTAACGCAGCTTTACCTAAAGGACTTTTAACAACTTTCTTTACAGCACGTTTGGCTTTCTTAACAAGTTTACCTAAGAAATAACCTTGTCTAGGATCCTGTAAAGAACCTAGTCCGCCCTGTATCTGTTGTGGTTGTTGCATGTTAGATATTGCCATAATTTTACCTTAATTCTTATGTTTACTTGGTTTTGCTTAGTAAATCAAGAGGAGGCATGATAACTTTTACGTCCTGTGCCATCTCTTCTGGCTTATAACCCTTAGCTTCCCAGTCTTTTTTTTCTTTAAAGATTTCACCGGTTTTAAGGTGTCTATAAGTTTCTTCTACTTTAGCGTTTAATATTTCCATTAGTCTAGTTTCTCCTTTAAGATATTTAAATAACTAACACCGATATCAATTGCATTTGAAGTGCTTGATATTACCACTAACTCTGTTTCACCTTCTACTATTAAAGGTTGAGTTAATAATTCTTGAGATACATTTGCTGTAAAAGCAGCTGTTTTAATAATTGTTATACCATTATTTGTCACACTAATAACAGGTGTTGCTGTAGCTGTAATTAAAATAGATTTTATAATATACGTTTCGTTAATTAATGGGTTTTGTTTTGTTGAACCAGTAACCGGTGGTACTATAGTTGTACCAAACATTTTCTTACCTGCACTAGATGCATCCTGTGCAGTTAATCCAAAAAATTTATATTGATTTACTACTGCCATTAATCTAAGAAGAAACTTCTAGCTTCTATTTCCTGTTTTACTTCTTCTTGAAATGATGTATTTAATTTTGTAATCACACCATCAAGATCCCTAACCAATGATTGTAGATTAACTTGTGTATATTCGGGTGCCGCTCTAGTTAGTGATTGTACAATTTTTGCCATTATAATAAACTTACCAGTCCTCCATTCATAACTGCTACTCTACCGCCGTCAAAGAAATATACTCTACCGCCTTTAGCATACATTAAACCACCATCTTTTCTAAATCTATCCTGTTCTTCAGTTCCTCCTGAAGCATCTGTAGTATCTCCAGGTCCATCATTCTGTTGACCACCATTACCATCACCGCCACCGGGGTCCGGTTGATTAGGTCCTACTGGTGTATAGTCTAGAGACGTAGTCGGAACAGTGCCAGTATTATTTGTCGGGTTGTTGCCAGTAGTAGTAGTAGCACCAGTGGTAGTATCAGTGCCTGTAGTATTTTCGGTGAAACCAATTTGGTCTTTAATGTCTTGTAAGTTTTTTAAATCTTTTTTATCATAATTATATCGCATTAAATTTAATTTATGCATTTCATTTGCTTTATCAATTTGTGCTTGAGTGCCTCCTGTAAAAGAATAAATACCATCTTCATCTTCTTCTAAAGTTAAGTCTCCATATTTATCTGTAAACGTTTTTGATGCATATAGGTCGTCTAATTTTTGAATATCTTTTGCTTGTTTTTTTGCAATGTTACCATAACCAGAAATAAACCGCTATTATTTTCTCCAAATATTGTTGGACCAGTGTAACCCATTTTAGATTGTGTGTATATTTGTTCAGGCATTGTCATTTTATCATAGTAAGCACTTGGAAGAATTTTAGATAAAATACCACTTAATCCAAACCTATTTGGTCTAACATCTAAAGGATCATCCACAGGATAATTTCCAATACTTGTTTCATCAGAAGTATCTGTAATGTAGTCAGCACCTAACTCATTCATGTTATACGCAGTTGCATCCCTTATCATTTGATCTACAGAACGTTGTTTGCCACCTATTCCATATTTTGCTAAAAACTGTGAAAATTTGTCTGGGTTTTGTAATCTATTTTGTCTTGAATCAATAGCAGAACTATAATCAGTCATTAAATTACCATAAGTACTTCCGCCGCCGCCGCTGCCACCTCCGCCGCCGCCGCTGCTGCCACCTCCGCCGCCTCCGCCGCCGCCGCCGTCACCGCTACCATCATCGGTTGTAGGTAGTGTAAAAGGGTCTGCTAAATATTGTTGTTCTGGAATATATAAAAAACCTTTATCTCGTATCTCTTGGTCTGTAGCCATTATCTCATTCCTCCTGGTGCAATATCTAATCTAAATGTACCAAGCTTCCAATCTTGACCTGTGCTCGTGTTAGATACTTTTAATGCAATTGATCTAGCTCTAAGTCTTGTACTTTTAAAAGTTGTAGAAGTTGTTGCTGTAAAATTTGTAGTTGTTGGAGTACTGTTTGGATAATTTCTTGTTGTGAAACTAATTTGAGTATCACCTGTTTGGTCTAAAAAATCTGGAATAAATCTACTAATTCTCATAATGTACTCACCATCTCCTCTAAGGTCAGGGGTTCCTACCGCTTGACCCGTATTACTTCTTTTTTGAGTAATATCAAAATCACCAGAAAGAATATTAGCTGTAACAGCAGTAATTACCCCACCTGCATTTTCTTGATCGGTCCCTGTTTCGTGCTGATAGTATATACTACTTCCATCCACATTACCAGTAACATCAAAAGAAGCATTATCGCTAGGATCATAAAGTGTTGCATGGGGTTTATCATATACAGCAGAATCAGCCCAAGCAGATCTATTTAAAGTACCTGTAGTCCAAATAGGTCTTTTAATTGTAGAATCTAAATAGTTATAGGCAACTACTCTATCAACTGTAGTAGCATTAGCTGAACAATAAAACCAGTTAATTTCTCCAAAAAGGTTATTAACTCCTGCATTAATTAAATCTCTTGGTACAGAGTTTAAACTGTCATAAACAAAATCTTCAACTAAACACGGCATAGATTTTAATTGACCATCATAACTAAAGAAACCGTTTTCTGACATCCAATAAGCAGAACCATCAACTTCAACAGCAGCATTTTTACCGATCAATCCACAGTTAGTTCCAGATTGTGCAAAAGCAAAAGTAAATGGAGACCCAACAAACTGCATTAAAAATAATGATGTATCGGTCCAAACATAAATAGCGTCCCTACCTTTGATAGCAGACATAATTTTAGAACCTGCAGCGAGTCTTTGTGATCCTGCAGTATTATTGGCAGTGATGCTGTAAGTGTTAATATCTTCTTGATCCGAAAACCTTATAAACATATCATCCTGTGAAGTTTTATCTCCAATAATAGTTTCTGTTCCAAAAAAAACTAAGTGTCGATCGGGTGTAGATACTAATACATGACGCGATGCAGTAGGTGCACCAGTAATAATAGTTGCTCTATTTGATACCGCATTTGGCGCTGCAGCATCCCATTCAAAACATTCATTATTATAAATTAATGCAATTAATTTTGTACCATAATTATCTAAAACCCATAGACCAGGGTTCAATGTAAACTGTGTAGAAGATGAAGCTTGGCCCCATCCATTAAAATTTGTAACATTATCAACAGCGTCACCTACACTATGTGTTGCAGCCGTACTACCATTAGCACCTCTAGCTCCGCCAGTTAAGGTCCCTGTTGCCGTATTATTTGCTGTGTAGGTAATAAATTCTGTTCCTATTTGTATTGTCCCTGAAGCAGGGAACGCTGCAGAACTTGTTAAGACGACGGTTGTTCCTGTTGTATTTGTTAAAGCAGTTGCAAGAGTTGTTGCTGCAGCACCTGTAACTGTACCACCAAATAAACCTGTACCCCAACCAAAACCTGATTGTTGTTTAGCAGGTCCAACACTATAATAATATAATGCATCAGCAGATCCTGCACCTGATAAAGGTGTGCCTACTTCTGTTGTTGCCATTGTTATAGTAAAAGTTGTATTGTTTGGAACAGAAGTTACCATAAACTTTTTACCTTCAAATGTAGCATTAGTAAAAGTAGATCCCGATAATCCTGTAACATTTTCAAATAAAACTATATCATCATCATCTAACGGCACAGATGTAGAAACTGTTACTGTTATAACATTTGAATTTGCTGTACTTGTAAATGTTGCGCCTGAAACAGTTTTTTCTATAGGGTGAATATCATAAAACACTCCTTCAGAAAAAACATAAAGAATCCTGTTTGTTCCGATTGCAGAATATTTTATCCCGACATTGTCATCCCAATTGTGGATTGCTCTTGCGGCACCTGTTAATTTAGATGCGCCTAACTGATCCCAACCACCAATTTTTTCAGGAGAACCATATCTAAAACGTACATTGTCACCATCAAACCACTGCCCCTCGGCCCCGGTCTCTGTGACTTGTTTATTAAATCCTGGTGCAAAACCTAGTTTTTGTAGCATAAATTAATCCCTAGTTTAAAATATACTAGAACTCTAGTTATATCAACATATGTTATAGGTAGAAAATTAAACTACGATGCTGTGTGTGCTTTACCAGCAACGATAGCCGCATTAGATGCAGTCATATCTTCATTAGTCCAGTAATCTTTAGCAACCATAAGTTCTAGGTGTTCAACATTTCTGTCAACTGCATTTTGTCTATCAGCTGCTTCTTCGCCACTCATTTTAGAACCATCAATAATACCATTGATTAGATCTACAGAATGACCCATAGCTGTGTAATCTTTTGCAATATCTTCTGCTGTTTTTACTTCATTCATAATATTTTCTCCTTATATTGTTGCGCAAGCAACGGTTTTAGTTTTATCAAGTTTTTTAAAATTATCAATAATTATTTGAGGTTCTACCATATTATTTCTTGGATCGCTATCAACAAATTTAGACTCATTCCACTCATCTTTCATATGAAAATGTAAGTTTTTATTGTGAGAATAACCAAACTGAGTCCAACGTGTACTACCCCAAATAACTACTCCATAAGCTTTAGCCGATGGTGAAAAGTGTTGTAAACAACTATCAATACTAACGAACCCTTCAGCTCCTTTTAACATTTCATGGATCTGGGCCCAGTGTAAATCACATCTGATTGTACCTTGATAATGTGGCTCATTAGGTAAAACACAGTTAATAAT